CATGAAAGGTAGTATTGCCGTTCGTCACCACAGCGTGTTGGTCGTAAACATCAAGAGTGGTGCTTTAGACATCCTCGGTTCTTTGCCTGTCAGTGAGTACGGACCGCGTGATTACATTCAAGTCAACCAACACTGGATCAAAGAGAACTATGATGATGCCACTGTTGTTGCGTTCCTGACTGAACTGAAAGATGCGATGAAAGGACCAGACTTCTTCGATGAATCTGATGCAATGACTGATTACTTCCACGTCAGTCACTACCTCTCTATGAATGTTGGAAACTACAACACTCCTTACATATATACTCCTGTTGAAAACAAGAAGGCAGCATAATATGAAATATCAAATTGGTCAGATTGTCAAGTCAATAGACTTCCCTACTCGCGTTGATTGCTACATGGTTGGAATCATTGAAAGTATCGACGAAACTTACGAGTTTCTGAAACTGAAGACTCTCCAGGTTGTGTCAGAAGGTGAAGAACTAGAAGTAAACGAGGGCGATAGATTTCAAACACACTACAGTCCAGACATGTTCGATAAGCACTACGTACAACCGCGCCTTCAAATAGTGGAGGATTAAGAATGAACGTAATGAATCTTGAATGGATGGACAGTTTAGGTGAGAGACACATTGTGTGGAACGTATCAGATCCCGAACAGATGAGACGTAATCTGATTGCTCTGAATGTTCCTGCCGAGAATATTGAAATCTACGAAAAGGATGTATCATGAAACGACAACATAAGGTTATAATGCTTTTTCTACCCATGTTAATCTGGGACACGTATTACTATTTGCTCAAGCATTTGTACAGATTAAGCACCAATATAGATAATGTAGGTGGTGAGAAAATAGATGAATTTATGGGTGAGGAATAGATGAGCAAGAAAATTGTAATTGCGGGTTATGGTCCAGTCGGACAAGCGATATACGCGGCACTAAAAGACCATCCTAAGATTGAAATTCTTATCGATGATCCTTACAAGGGTTTCTATGTTGATGATGAATTAATCGTCGAAGGTGTAATCGTGTGTGTTGCTACTCCTCAAGGCGATGACGGCAAGTGTGATACGACTGCATTAGAAGAGGTGTTTGCTAAGTATGGCGGTACAAAGTATTTGGTGAAGTCAACAACTGATCCAGTCTTCTTTGACATCCGTGATGAAAACATCACATTTAGTCCTGAGTACATTCGTGGTACGACTAGTTTCAACTATCTCAAAGATTTCACTGATTCAGAGTTTGCGGTCTACGGTGGTGGTGAGATGAGGTATTGGCACGAACTGCTTAAACCAGTTATGCCTAATCTGAAAGATGTTCGATTCTTGAGTACAGCATCTCAGGCAGCATTCACTAAATACTTCCTTAACTGTTATTTGGCGACCAAAGTATCATTCTTTAATCAGATGTGGCAAGTACTCGATGATTATAGAGGTGGCAGTCATGGCGATGGTGGTGCAGACTATGATTGTATTATTGATGCGTTATGTTTAGATCCGAGAGTATCTGACTCTCACACACAAGTGCCTGGTCCTGATGGCGAGTTCGGTTACGGTGGACATTGTTTCCCCAAAGACATGAGTGCAATGATTCAGGTAGGCAAAGAGTTGGGAACTGATATGACGTTCCTAGAAAATGTAATTGAAGCAAATAACAGAAATAGGAGGGTATAATAATGAGTGCTATGGATTGGGTTATGGTGCCCATTGTAATTTATTGCTCGTATAAGTTAGTTCTTTTCATGAAATGGTTTTGTAGAGCATACTGGAGAGAGATTTTGGATGAAGACGAACGGTCGTTTTTCCGTGATCCTATAGCGTACACAAGAAAGTCTGCTAAAGACGATAAGGACGAGAGTGATGGAACTGGGTGATTTAGATAGCGGACATTATATAGGAATGGTATTGATTACTGTCCTGATGTTTGTATGGTTAGCATTTGATTTAAGAGAGGATGATGATAATGAGTAAAATGATTGTATTGAATAAGTTTGTAGTAGTGAAAGAAGTAGCGGTAGCAGATACAGAACTGGCAAGTGGTATTATTCTATCGGGTGATATTACAACGGGTAATAAACCTGCTGAAGTGGTTGCTGTCGGTGCTGAGTGTGAATACATTGTTCCTGGTATCAACGTGATCCTTGATTGGACCCAAGCAATGCCATTCGAAAGTGAAGGTGTAAAGTTAGCGGTTATTGCTTACGAACACGTTAAGGTGATTCTCAATGTCGATTAATATTGAGTTGGAACATGAGCAAGTCGATGCTATTATGGTGCAAGAGTTGACGCGACAGATTGATGACTTCGAAGCGAACAAGCATCCATCCGGCATGACAATATTTGATGACGATCCAGTGAAAGATGCTGTATTGATTCAACAACAGATCGATGCTATGCGCCTAGTTAGGGAATGGTACACTGCATGATTATCAAGATAGAGGTCGAGATCGATACTAATGATAACCGCGACCAGCAATCTATAATGGAATTAATAGAAATACTTAAAGACTTTGGAAGTCGAGAAACGGAGGAAGAGTAATGAGTTATGAGTTTACCAGTGAGAGTGTTAGCGAAGGACATCCAGATAAAATAGCGGATCTTATATCTGATAGTATCGCGCATTTTCTTATCGATAAGAACCCGAGAAATCGTGCGGCAATCGAAACCCTAGTGACTAGTAATACTGTAATTGTTGCGGGCGAATATAAAAGCGATACTCCTATGTCGATGAAAACTCGGCATATAATTGAGGGTATTGTTCGTCGTGTTGTGGCAGAGATTGGGTACGAGCAAAAGAATTTTCATTGGGATACGCTAGATGTTGTCAATCTTATCCATGGACAGAGTGCTGATATTGCTTTAGGCACTGATGACTTTGGTGCTGGTGATCAGGGTTTGATGTTTGGTTATGCGTGTACCGAGACCGAAGATTATATGCCGAGTGCGATATATCACAGTCACAAGATACTTCAACTATTGACCGAAGAACGAAAGAGTGGTCGTGCTGAATATCTGGGTCCTGATGCTAAAGCACAGGTGACGATGGAGTACAACGATGATGGCACTCCTCTACGCATTAGTAAAGTTGTTTGTAGTAGTCAACACACAGAAGATTATCCATTCGATATTATTCGGACGTTCATCACCCAGATTGTCAAGCGGGCAATTACTGGTTACTTCGATGAAGATACAGAGTTCTTAATCAATCCGACTGGTAGATTCATCATTGGTGGTCCAGACGGTGATACAGGTGTAACTGGTCGAAAGATCATCGTAGACACCTATGGTGGATACGCACCGCACGGAGGTGGAGCGTTTAGCGGTAAAGACTGTACTAAAGTCGATAGAAGTGGCGCATATATGGCGAGATATCTTGCTAAAAACATTGTTGCCTCAACCTTTGCTGACACTTGTACTGTTCAATTAAGTTATGCGATTGGTGTGAAAGAACCAACAAGTCTACACGTATTTGCTGACGGTAAGGTTAGAAACGATCTAGCGGCATTGATTCGTGAAAAAGTTGACCTAACACCAAAAGGAATCATTGACAAGTTCGACCTGTTTATGTTACAATTAGAACTTACTACTAACTATGGTCATTTCGGCAAAGCAGACTTACCATGGGAAAGACTTGATTTAGACTTAGGTGAATAATATGAAAGAAAAGTTCGTGAAAGCATATATGGATACTGCACATAGATTTGCACAGTTAAGCACTGCAAAGAGATTACAAGTGGGAGCGATCATTGTAAAAGATGATCGTATCATTTCTATTGGTTATAATGGTATGCCTTCAGGTTGGGATAATGTGTGTGAACATCAAGTTTACGCAAATGAATTTGGTAGAGAGAAATCCTATACTAAGTCGCGACCCGAAGTTCTTCATGCTGAAGCGAACGCAATCACCAAGGTTGCACGTAGTTCCGAATCAAGTAAAGGTGCAACTCTATTCTGTACTCACACTCCTTGCATGGAATGTGCTAAGTTAATATATCAGAGTGGTATCGATACCGTCTATGTTGATACCGAGTATGTTGCAAGTAAGGGCAGCGGCAAGCAGTTTCTAATTGATTGTGGCGTAGAGGTAATTCAGTATGACAATGCCATGTGAAAGAACCCGAGCAGTTAATAATACTAGACAGTTTTTGATAGACTTAATGAACCCGAAATCAACACCTAGAGTGCCGAGTGAAGTAAGAAAGCAAGCGTATCGATGCCTAAGACATTATCCTGGCGAATACTATATGGAATTATCACAAGAACATTTATCAGAAGTGTGGGGAGAACCTAATGAGTAAGTTTGTTATGGTCGATTGTATCAGCACCTATCGTATGAGATATTGCGTTGAACTGAATGACGATGACCCGAAAGAGTGGGCGATGGATACTGTAGTTATGGAGGAAGCGAAGGAGTTTTCTCAAGAGCATTTAGGTGAAATGATAACATCTCATAGAGTATTATCTGATAAAGAAGAGGCATTCGAAATATTTCGAGAAGATAATGAATACCTTAAAGACATAAGCGAAGAGCGTTTTACTGAGATTGGAATAACTTTGATCGAGGACTATACTAAATGAAACCTTACTACCAATTTATATCTACACCGTATGAGTGTGATCTAGGCAGTTCGGTCAACAATCACATAGAGTTTTCTATTACTGATCGTGATGTTCCTCTACATGATATGCTAGAACAGTTTAAGTATTTCTTGCAGGCGACAGGTTACTGTATAAAACCCAATGAACATATTGAGATTGTAACTGACGAAGAAGAGTTCGAACAACCCTCTGAGCATAAATGGAAAGATGTGACCCGAGTAGAAGTCATTGATGATAATGGACGTGCTTATGTTGGTTATGGATTAGATAGTGTATCACATTGGGTACAAGATGATGGACAAACCCTTAAAATATTTGTAGAGAATGAGAAACTGGGACACGAGAGAAATCCGTTCAAGTATAATCCTGAGTGATGACGAACATTCATGAGATAAATGGTTAAACTGTTGACAACCTCTCGCTTTCTTGATATAATAGTACCCTAATCAAATGAAGAGAGTGAGAGAGATTATGTGTGGAACTACTAATGAATTTAGATATGCAAACTACTACGGTTACTCGGACGTTAGTCCGTATGAGATTACTAAAGTAATTTCTAAGCAAACTATGGAAGTTCGTCCTATGCGGGCGACTCTTGATCCTAACTTCAAATGTGAAACAGTTGTCGGTGGATTCTTCGGACACACTACTAACAACAACTCTCAAACTTACACCTACGAATCACTTGCAGATGCTCCTACGATGAGAATTCGATACAGCAAAGCGAAACGTGGTTGGTTCTCTGCTTGCGGTCAACGTCATCTTTTAGAAGATGCTCCTGTTCGCTTTTATGACTATAACTTTTAAGGAGATTGAAATGAGTAGAATGATCCAGAATGCAGTTGCGGTTGACAAAGTTTATAAACTAGTTGACCAGATGGCAAAACTTATCGAGAAGCAAGGTGCTGATCAGTATCAGATTAACGATTCCTCGTACTCTCTTGGTTATATCAAGGGTATGTTGACCACGCTATGCTGTAAGAATCCTCAAGTACTCGATCACGTTATCGAGACAATTGACTATTTAGAAGAAGCATAAGAAGTTATGTTCTTATAACAAAGTATTCTAAGTCAAGTGTTGACAGCACCCTTAGAATATGAGATAATGGTTGTACAAATTGAGTTGAGAGAGTTTATTATGTTTTGTATTGAAGGTCGTCATGCCAAACCAGAAATCGTCGAAGAGTATGTTGCGCGTCTTATGGGCGCTCTAAAAATTCATCGATTCACTTCTAAGTTGGTAACAGTCAAGTTCAAATCTGAACTTCCTAACTATGCTCAGGGTCTATGTGAGGGTGACAAAGATTACGCCTACATTCAGATCGGCAAGTTTGATCAGACCTTCCTTCAACAGATGCAAGCACTCGCTCACGAGATGGTTCATGCTCGACAGTTTTTACGTGGTCAATTGACTGCTGAAGGTGTGTGGAAGTGGAAGGGTCGCAATGCTGACAACTACGCTTACACTAACCAACCTTGGGAGAAAGAAGCATATCGCCTTGAGCGTGAACTCTTTCTTGATTGTTTCCCCTTTGATAAGATGGTATAATTATGGGACATTATGACGAACAACGCGAAGCAGATCGAAAGCAGAGAGTTCCACAAAGTAACACTCTTATTCGCAATGCAATTCAAACACCTGATGGCACGATCTTAGAATCGACACATCGGCACGACTACAAAGAATATAAGGATGCCAATGGGTTGACTTATATGGTTGATGGTGGATTAGAATACTGTAGACGTAATCGACACGACTCTGAACCTTATATTGAAATGAATCTGTATGATGATGAACCACATTCTGTACAGCGTGAAGTTCTGAAGTGGGGAACGTATGGTATCAATGGTGATCAACCACTCAAATGGTTATCTGTCGCTGAAATGGAGACTGGTCACATTGAAGCAGTGGTAAAGATGTCGAATGTGAGACCATTAATACGTGACTGTATGAAAGAAGAACTCGGACAGCGGGAGATGAGTGGTGAATAAATTAGAAACTGCATTTGAACGTCTACGTGCCGAGGGTTGGTATTGTGCATGGGGTTTACCTTGCTGTCAGACTTGCGCATGGGATGAAGTATACTGCGAAGATGATATTGATCTCGAAAAGGTATTGTTCAATCACGAGCAGGATATCGAAGAAGAAGTGGATTATGATGATGATGATGATGATGAAATGGAGTGGGACCGGCACTTCCACACCACTGATTCGACCAACGAAAGTCTGTTTTGTTTCAGCGGAAGTAAAGAGGGTGTTAAAAATCTCATCGAAGTGTTGCCTATCTTTGAAGAGTGTGGAGTAAAGGTGCTTTGGAATCAGAAGGGTAATTCCAGAATAGAGTTGGAATGGTAACATATGACTAAGAGTATCATAGTTGTGGATGATTTTCTCGAGGACCATATCATTGATTTGATGATAGAGTTCTATGATTCGAGTGCCTATATTCCTGATTATGATAAGTTAAGCAAACTAGACTGTGGTGAATGGAAACCTTCTAACGAATTAGTTCAACACGTTTGGGATGCGCAGAATGAGCAGTCGATGAAAATTGCGAATGCTGTAGTACATTGGGGAGACATCTATCGCTGGCCGATTGGTTCTGATATGGGTCTCCATAATGATGTAGCGAGTAAACATACTGTATTCACCTCGATATTATATTTGAATGATGATTTCGAAGGTGGGTTTACAGAGTTTGCGGACGGTACAAGAGTAGCACCGAAGAAAGGACGTATTGTGTTCTATGATGGAATACATTACTGGCACAAAGTAACACCGATAACGAAAGGAATACGATACACATTTGCATCGTGGTACCGAACAAACAATTAAATTTAATAATGAGGCAGTAAAATGATTAGTAGTCCAGAAGACCGTAAGAAAGTAAAAGGCGCCATCAAAGAGTTATCCGATTCAATGCTACGTGTTGATAGTGAGAAAGATTTGCAGAAAGACATCGTTCAGGTGACGTTCGAAGATACTGGTGTTGATAAGAAGCATATCCGCAAACTTGCGGTGATCTATCATAAGCAAAGCATGAATGATGTTAAGTCGGACTACGAAGACCTCGAAGCACTGTACGACGAATTGTTCAAATAAATGGTTGCATATAGCACAGGGATGTGTTATAATATCATATATTATGAGGAGTTGGTGATGGGACGTTCACAGTCTAAAAGAAGTAATCGTAAGAATACAGCGAAGGATTTCAGCAA